AGATACGACCACCAGATCGAGCTAGGCGCGCCATGAAAAACGAGCCCCTGAGAGCCACGACAAGGCCCCTCCAACCAGCCACGCCATATCAGGAGACCCCCGGATTATGACCCAGCGCTTCGGCGACGACCCCCAGAGCATCCCAGGCGCGCGCATCATCGCCAAGGGCATCATAAAGACCTACGCCGCCGGCACCCACAAGGCCGACGTGCAGCTCGTGGGATCCCACCCCACCATCATCACCGCCATCCGCGTCGCGACGGACATCCCCGCCGCCGACGTCGTGGCCGGGCGCCAATGCACCGTCCTCTTCCTGGACCCCGCCAACCAGGACGACGCCGTCATCCTCACCATCCAGGGCGCGCTGCCCTCGGGCGGCGGCGGTGGCGTCACCGACCACCCCGCCCTCACCAGCCTGGACTACGCCAGCGCCGCCCATACCGGCTTCGCCGGCACCAGCGTCGCCAACACCTTCGCCGCCCTGCAGACGTTCAACGCCGGCCTCAAGCTCGCCGCCGCCCAGCAGATACAGGACTCCGCCGGCACGGGCCGTATCCTCCTCGCCACCGCCAGCCCGCACGTCAAGCTCACCGGCGACGCCCAGGTCACCGGCCGCATGGGCGTCGCCTCCGCCCCCACCGCCGACCGCTACCTCAACGTCAGCCCCACCGGCGTCGCCCTCACCGGCGACAATTTCCTCCTCGCCGTCAACCCCGCGTCCTGCAGCATCACCGCCACCGCCACCTATGTCGTCGGCGTCTACGGCGCACCAGCCTTCAACCTCAGCGCCTCCATCACCGGCGTCAACATCCAGGGCCTCAACTACCTCGCCATGGCCGGCCAGGGCAGCGGCGCCGTCATATCCACCCTGCGCGGCCTCACCACCGGCTGGGGCGCCCTCGCCTACAACGGCACCATCACCGACGCCGCCTCCATCGAAGCCACCGGCGCCTTCATCCTCGGCGGCTCCCCCACCGTCACCACCAATCGCGGCGTCTACGTCCGCAACCAGGGCGGCGCCTCCATCGCCACAGCCCTCGGCATCGACGTAGAGGCCATCACCGCCGGCACCAATCGCTACGGCCTCCGCATCGGCGACATGCCAGGCGGCACCATCGCCCGCATCCTGGAGCTCGGACCCACGCCCTACCTCCGCCTGCTCGGCTCCGGCAACTGGACGCCCACCGCCAACCAGACGCCGCTCTACCTCGCCGAAGGCGCCACGCCCACCCTGCGACAGGTCCAGTGGAAGGCCGGCAACGCCCTCGTCGCCGGAGACAAGGTCCTCGTGCTCGTCTAACCGTAGGGGCACCGCTTGCCCGCGCCCGTGAAAGGAGCGACATGCCCAAGTTCACCATCGACCTCAGCGACAAGGCGCTGGCCGGCCTCCAGCCCGAGGTCAACCGTTACAACGGCAACGCAGGCACCGCCCTCACCGTCGCCGAGTGGATCGACCTCCACCTGCAGGAGATCGCCATCGCCCCGGACCTCGCCGCCGCCATCGACCAGCTCCGCAAGCAGCAGGAAGCCGACGCCAACGCCGCCCTGGCGGCCGCCATCACCACCGCCCGCGACGAGCTCCTGGCGTCACTGGCCGCACCATGATCGCCCTCTACATCATCGCCGCCGCCTACACCGCCGCCGTCGTCTGCGCAACCATCACCTGCGCACACGCCCTCGCCCTCACCCTCACCGCCGCCACTCCCAGGTCTCCAGCGCCACGCCAAGGCGAAGCCCCCTCAGAATCACACCACAGCCCCCCTCACGCAATTGTGAACGCGCCTACACCCGTGCTACAGTGGCCCCGTGACAACTGACCCCGTACGCGACATCAGCTGGCGCGGCGAGCGCCTCCTGCCCGACCCCCTGCGCGGCGACGCCCTCCGCTACACCACTCTCAACCCCGCCAACGTAGACGCCATCTCCATCCACCACACCACCGGCCCCGGCCTGCCCCCCACCGCCGCCGTCGCCGACGAGATCGCCTACCTCCGCACCATCGATACCTACCACCGCACAAGCCGCGGCCTGGACGCCATCGGCTACCAGATGGTCGCCTTCGCCAGCGGTCGCCTCTACGTCACCGCCCCGCTCGATCGCTACGGCGCCGCCGTCGCCCTCCAGAACGACCACACCATCAGCATCGCCCTACCCGGCGACTTCACCACCACCCCACCGTCGCCCGCCCACATCCACGCTGCCGCCCACGCCATCACCCACGTCTACGCCCACCTGGGCCGCCAAGTCCTTGCTCGCCCGCACCGCTACTGGCGCGGCACCGCCTGCCCCGGCGACACCTGGCCCAACTGGTCCGGCTCCCTAGGAGCGCAAGCAATCGCCCTACACCCCACCCAGGAGGACGACATCGGCATGACCCCTGAACAAGAGACCCGCCTGCGCACCGTCGAGGCCCAGGCCCACAGCCACACAACCCCACCACCACCACCACCACCGCCACCACCGGCCCAGCGCACCTACACAGTCCGCGCAAGCGACGGCGCCGACGGCCTCTCAGGCATCGCCCTACGCCAGCTCGGCGACGCCGGCCGCTGGCCCCAGATCGCCAAGCTGAACGGCCTCCGCAGCCCCTACACCATCCACGCCGGCCAAGTCCTGAAACTACCCTGATGGCCACCACGACCCGCGTCAGCGCCGGCACCAAAGTGACCACCGTCGCACCCCTGCTTCCCGTCGCCCTCGCCACCCAGCAGTACCACGTCGCCGCCCTCTGCATCATCTGCGCCGCCCTGGAGACCATCGCCGCGCAGGAGCGGGCCAACGCCACGCCCGCCCAAGCGTAAGCCCGGCGGCCAGCCCGGCAACACCAACGCCGTCACCACCGGCCTCTACGCCCGCTCCCTTGACCGCGCACGCCTCCACCAATACGAGATCGCCCTCGGCATGAGCCCGACCGACCTCACCCGCGAGATCGCCCTCCTCCGCGAGCGCATCGACAAGCTACTCGCCGCCGCACCCGAACGCCTCGACATCCTCATCGCCGCCCTCGGACGCTTGACACGCATGGCCGCCACCCACTACCATCTCAGCCGCAGCGACGGCGACCGACTGACCGAGGCCGCCCGCACCGTCCTGCAAGAGATCGAAGACACCCTCGGCGGCCCACAGGAGGACTAACCGATGGACACCGTCTTCACCGACTGCGGCACCGCCTCCGTCGCCGTCCAGACCGCCGCCATCGCCCTCACCGCCACCGCCCTCGCCGTCTCCGCCTTCTGCCTCGCCTACATCGCCAAGACCGTCCGGGGCTGGTCCCTCTGGTCCGGTTCGACGAACCCCCCCCGCACCAACGACGACTAGCCCCACGAAGACAAGCACCATGCGAAACCTGCTCACCATCGCCGCCCTCTACGGCATCGGCGTCGCCACCGGCATCACCTACGCCCTGCTCGCGCTCACGTAGCCTTTGGCGCACCAACCGGACCCGCCGACGCCCTCCGCTCGGCCCACCGCGTAGCAACCCCACACGACGGCACACGAGCCCCCCTCGCTCGCTACCCTGCAACCGGGCCAACCAGAGTACCAGCGAACCCTTCTGGCACACTGCGTCACAACGTCGGGGAACGGCAGCGGCCCCTGCCTCGACTCCGCTTCGCTTCGTCTCGGCCCGCCCCCGGCAGGCAGGGTAGGTACGGCCCCCCGCCTGCGCGCCACCTTAGGGCGGCTCGGCGCGGGTTGGCACCCCACCCCTCGCAGGCTCCCACACCCCGCGAGTCCCGCGCCGCCCGCCCACGGTCGCGCGCATGGCAGCCCCTCGCTCGCGGCGCGCTCCCCCTGGCTTCGGTCGGCGGGCGCGGTGAACCCCGCCCCGCCCCACTTCGCCCCCGCGCCCGCTCGCCTCCCTCGCCCCCGATGCTGACACCGCCCCTCGCGCGCCGCCAGCTCCCCCCTCGGCGGCGGCAACGACCCCTATCCAAGGCAACCTGACTCGTTATCCGAAAAAGAACCCCCACAGCGCACGAGGCGTGCGTAGCGGTGGCCCGCAGGGCGGGCAAACTGAAGCGGCCAGGGGCCTGCCGGGCCTACACCTTGGTACGGGGGCGCTCGGCGCCGCGCTACATGGGGCGGCGGCATAACGCACCACCACCAACCCCACACCACACGCTTATACGCCGCCCCTGGGCGCACTGAGGCCAAGTTGCGCGCACGGCCCCTCGCGCCCCCATTAGTTTCCTTGCAGGCCCGGCAGGCCCGGTAGGCCGCTGGCCAGAAAGGAGTCGTCATGGTGTATCGCAGCTGTCCGGGGTGTGGGCGTCGCCGGGCGTCCTGGCTGGGCTGTGGTCACTGCGGCTGGTCCTGGCCGCTGTGTTCGTGTGGTCTGCCGTTAGGGCGGCACGGTTGCGCCCGGTCATCGTGCGGCCCGGCGGCGCAGCTGGCCTTCGCCGGGCTGGCACCCGTCGGTTCTGTTCAGCTGGCGTTCGCGCCGGAGAAAGGGGAGTAGTCATGAGGTCGGAAGTCATCGTTACCCGCTGTGAGAACTGCCAGGAGAACACCTGGTGGCGGCTCTGGCCGGAGCGGGCGGTCTGCCTGTCCTGCGGCGCGGCGGAGTGCCGTTGCTGTCACCCGCCGGTTCGCCTTCCGCCGGCCTGGGCTTCGCCGTGTCCTCCGCCAGCGGTTCGCGGAGACATCCTCGCCGCCGGGGCGCTCGCCCGGTCCGCCACCCTGAACAGGGACGGCAACGGGGCCACGCCATCGCCGGACATTCGCGCTGCCTAGACCATCGCGGCGGAGGCAACCCTCCGCCAGGGCGGTCTAGCCCTACGGTCAGTAGCAAGGAGGACATCATGCCCACACTAAACGGAGCCTGCCCAGGCTGCGGCCAGACGCTCACCCTGGAGATCACGGTCCGCACCGCGCCGCGTGGCTTCGCCTCGCACAGCAAGCCAGTCGTCGGCTGGGAGCGCCCAGGCCCGTCCGCGGTCAACTCCGGGGACGGACGCCCCACCTGCCCGGCCTGCGGCCTGGACGGGGCGCGCCTGGAGCAGACAGCCAAGAAGAGCGGCCGCATGTTCACGGCGTTCAAGTGCATCAACACCGAGTGCGACCAGAACGACGAGATCATCCCTGGTACCTTCCGCTGGGGAAAGGCAGCGGCGTAGACTGGACAACCACCGGCCCCGCCGGACGGTCGCACCCCCTTCCGTCCGGCGGGCCACCAGCAGAGAGGAGACACGAAATGGCAGACACGATCACAGCCGGAGTGAGCAGCGTCGAAGTCAGCCGCTACAAGGACGGCGCCTATGGCCACGTCGTAAAGCTCTACTTCGCCGAAGGCGAGGACGAGAACACCATCCTCGCGCGGCACAAGAACATCGACGCCCAACTCCGCCAGCAATTCCCCTCCAACGGAAAGGAGCACACGTCATGAAGAGCAAACGCTTCGCCATCGACATAGTCCTGCGCGAGGTCACAGCAGGACGCAGCCGCCGCCTCCTCCACGCCGTCATGTTCCAAAGCGACAGCCGCGCCGCCGCCGACCACATCATGGCCCAGGTCTGCGACTACCCCGCCAACTGGAGCCCCCGACAGAAGATAACCGACGCCTGGGAGACCTTCGAAACCAAGGACCGCTACACCCTCCAGCAGGAGGGACACCACCCCTAACCGCTCACCCGCTTAGACCTATTGACAGTCGCACCGCCCAGGCGTAAGGTCTGGGCGGTGCTTTGCGACCGCCACCGGCGGCCCCAGCAGACCGGGCCCCCAGGCTAACGGCGCGGGGCCGCCGGCCAGGCAGCGAGCACCAGGGAGAGACGGATGCAGAGCACCATCGCACCGGCCCCCGACAGCGGTGGTATAATCGCGCCCAGCACCAGATCAGGGAGGGCAGAGGGCGGTCGCCACGCAGGTTCGCACTATATATGTTTGCATGGCGCCTCCGGCGCGGCCGCCGTAGAATCAGGCCGCTGCCACATTGTACGCGGGGGAACGGCTCCAACTCCAGCTACTCCGCCAGCTCGCCCAGGCCGCCGGCTACACAGGCCCCGGCCTGATCTGCCTGGACTGCCCACGCAGCCACCACCTCCCTCCCTTCCTCCCCTTCTTCCTACCCATCCACGTCCGCGAGCACCTGGAACACCACCCGCTCCACGCCATCCGCTGGTGGTGCTGGACCTGTTGCGCGTTTGATTGTACCCATGCCGACACCCTCGACTCAGCCCACGTTCGAAGAATCCGAGGCTATCTCGAACGACGCCGCCCTGCAGAACCTCCTCAAGTGGTACCCAGGCCAGCACGACCGCATCCTGGCCGCCTACCGCCGCCGCAACCCCCACCCAGGCTGCACCTGCCCCTGGCAGAACCGCAAGGCCGGCCGCTGCTGCATCCGGGACCGCCTTCCGCCGCCACCGTCAACCGACCGCCGCCGCCGCAGCCCAAGCGCGGCCGGCCAATACGGGAAGCACCTGTGAGCGGCCGGGGAGGGCGCCGGCCGGGCGCCGGCGCGCCCAGAGGCAACAAGAACCGCCTCCGGACCGGCCGCTACGCCCGCGACCAGCGCCTGCGCCACGCCCTCGCCCAGCTCCCCGAAGGCGTCCGCGATTTCCTGCTCCCGCTCATCCGCGACGGGGCCGCCGCCGCCGAACGCCGCACGGCCTGGCTAGACCCCCAGGCCGCCAACGTCGTCCCCTTCCACACAGCATCATCATCATCATCGCAGGAACAATCAAACCGCCTGACCGGCCTCGCCCTCCGCATGGCCGCCCACGGCTTCATCGGGGCGCAGGGCTTCCTCCGCCAGCACCTGGCCCACCTGCCCGACATCGCCGCCGTCGTAGACGGCTTCGACGCCCACCCCGACGGCCCCTACACCCGCCTGGAGAGCCCAGGAGCGACCCTCAATCACGTCATCCACCTCACCATCGCCCAGGGCTACGGCGCCCGGCTCTACTGCCCATCCTGCCGCTGGAACACACACGCCCAAGGAAAGGAGCAGACCTCATGATCGAGCCAGAGGACATCGGCCTCGACGACGAGATCAACACCTGGACGGCCAACGGCGCCGGCCTACTCCACCGCATCCGTGACCGGCGTCACAAGCTCCAGGCCGCCGAACGGGAGCTGGCCGACATCGAAGCCCGCACCTTGACCGCACTCCGCGAGCTCAGCGCCGTACAGGAGGCGGTCTCATGAGCCACAGCGACCGCGACCCGGAAGGCTGGGTCTGGCCCTACGTCATGCTCTTCCTCCTCCTCCTCCTCGCCTTCGCCATCTGGTCCGCAGGGCTCGCCCGATGACCTGCCCACGCTGCAACGGCCCCACCGTGCTTGAGGAAGACCAGTACGGCATCTACCGCTCCTGCCTCTACTGCGGCTGGCTCCAGGAGGCCGGGCCACCCGACGACCTACCCCTGGACCTGCCCGGCCCCAGGAAACCGCGCGGCGCCCAGTTCAACAGCGTCACCGGAAGCGCCGCCGCAAAGAAGCCCCGCGCGGTCCGGCGCGAGGCCACCGCATGACCCGCATGACCACCCGCCTCCGCCCCTACCAGGCCGAGCCCGCCCGCGCCATCCTCCGCGACGCCCGCCTGGGCGACGGCAACACCTTCACCATCCTCATGTCCCGGCAGGCCGGCAAGAACGAGCTCAGCGCCTGGATCGAGAAGGTCCTGCTCGTCGCCAACATGGCGAACCCCGCCGCCGTCGGCGTCAAGACCGCCCCCACCCTGACGCCACAGCTCCGCAACAGCATTCGCCGCCTGCGCGCCCACCTGGACGCCGCCGGTTTCCGAGGCGCCTACGCCCTGGAGGAAGGCCACCTCCTGACCCTGGGCGCCGCCGCCTGGAACTTCCTCAGCGCCTCGCCCGGCGCCAGCGTCCTCGGCGCCACCGCCGGCCTGCTCCTGGAGGCCGACGAGGCCCAGGACATCGACCCCGACCGCTTCACCAAGGACTTCCGCCCAATGGCCGCCAGCACCGCCGCCACAACCGTCCTCTACGGCACCCCTTGGGCCGAGGACGACCTGCTGCTCACCACCGTCGCCGAGAACAAGGACCGGGAGCGCAAGGACGGCCTCCGCCGCCACTTCGAGTACCCCTGGCCAGAGGTGGCAAAGCACGTCCCCGCCTACGCCCGCTACGTCGCCGCCGAGCGCCTCCGCCTGGGACCCACCCACCCCCTCTTCACCAGCCAGTACGACCTCACGCCGCTACCCGGCACCGGACGCCTGCTGTCGCCCGCCCAGCTCGCCAACATCCAGGGCAGCCACGACCGCCGCCATTTCCCAAAGCCCGGCGAGACCTACGCCGCCGGCTTCGACGTGGCCGGGGAGGCGACCGACCCTCTCAGCCCCCGCGACCGCGACCACAACGTGTTGTGGATCAGCCGCGTCACGCCCGGCCCCAAACACCAGCTACCGCTCTCCGAGACCGTCGCCATCTACACCTGGCAGGGCACCGGCCACGACGCCCTCTACGCCCACCTACACCGCCTGCTAACCGAGGTCTGGCGGATCACCCACGTCGCCGTGGACGCCACCGCCGCCGGCGAGGCCATGGCCATCCTCCTGGCCCGCTCCCTCGGCGACCACAAGGTGACAGGTTACAAGTTCACCGAGCAGAGCAAGTCCCACCTCGGCTACCAGCTCCAGGCCGCCGCCAACACCGGCGCCCTCAAGCTCTGGAAGGCCGACGGCAGCGC